CCAATGATGTCGCAATTGGTACTGTTTTAAAACTCTCAAACGCCCTTGCTAACTCAGGCGGCAAAGCCGACAACGCCGGCAAAATGCTGTCCGCGTTTTCTAAGTTTATTGACGAAGCCGCAGAAGGCTCGTTAAAAGCGCAAACAACTGCGGCCAAGTTAGGCATCACGCTTAAAGATATTGGCACGCTGTCGCAAGAGGAATTGCTTAATAAGTTTGTTAAAAACTTAGCCAAGGTTGAAGACCCAATTACCCGTAGCGCAAAACAGATGGAGATTTTCTCCAAAGCCGCCAAGGGTGTTGACATGGTTGGCTTTGCCGAGCAAATGGCTGAAGTCAATAAGATAACCGAACAGCAAGAGGAAGCCGTCAGAAACGCGGCGGAGACTTACGACATACTGGCACAAAGTTCACGCGATGCAATGCTAGTGATTGCAACATCGGTTGGACCAACTCTTAAAACGATGGCTGAGTACATCAAAGAGTTGAACAGTGATGGCAATTTGTTTGGTGAGATATTTAAAACCGCATTCCAAACCGTAGCCGTTGTTGCGGCAAATGTTTTCTATGTTGTCAAATCAGTTTTTGACGAAATCAAAGCCATGTTTAATTACGTGGACAATTTGATAAACAAAAACTGGGCGACAGCCGAAGCCGAAAACGATGCGTATATTAAAAAGACTATTGAGGCTCGAGCAAAACTAGATTTGTTTGAGATGAATATTCTTGACCCCAAGACATACGAAACAGGGGGAAAGGAAAAGCCTAAAGGTGGTCGCGCTACAAAAGAGGCAAAGAATCCAGAGGACGATAAGAGAGAGCGTGAACGTCTGGCCGCTTTGCGCAGATACTATTCTGAATTGCAACGACTAGATAAAATTTTGCTTGATGTTGCCGGCAAAGAAAACAGTGCGTTTGTAGATTCGTTAAAACGAATTGAAAATGAAGAACAAGCGCTAAAAATTAAAAATGGTATTTTTCAACTTGAGCAACAAACTAAAAATCTTCGTTCTGAAGACATACAGTTAAATAAAGATTTGTATTTGCTCGACCAACAAAGGTTGGAGAACATTCGGGAAATTAATCGCAATAACGATTTGGAAATAGGGGCAAAAGATTATTTGATTGCCCAACAAAACGCGCTTACTGAAGCAACCATAGAGTACACAAAAGCGCAGTACAACGCAGGATTAGCGCAACGCAAAGGCTCCTACGAACAAGGCTTCGGCAACGCCATGCAAAAATTCTTGCGCGACTTGCCGACTGAACTAGAGTTGGGAGCCAAAGCATTTGAAACAGTCATGGGCAATATGGAGTCAGCCATTGACCGCTTTGTTAAGACCGGCAAACTAGGCTTCAAAGACTTGGCCAAGAGCATCATCCAAGACATGATTGCCATGCAAATGAAAGCGGCGGCATCTAACTTCTTGAGTTCTATGTTTGGTTCTATGTTTGGCATGAGAGCAAACCCATACCAACCTGCGGCCATGACAGGCGTCCCAGGCTATGCTGACGGCGGCTCACCCGCTGTTGGACAGCCAAGCATTGTGGGCGAAAGAGGTCCTGAACTATTTGTGCCACGCACAGCGGGAAGCATTATCCCCAACCATGCACTGAGCAACATGGGTGGCACTACGATGGTCACAAACAACTACATTAACGCCATTGACACCAAATCGTTTGAAGAACGCTTGTACGGTAGTTCTAATGCAATTTGGGCGGCAAATCAGTACGCTAATAAATCATTGGCGGTGAACAGGGGTCGAGCATGAGTTTTCAAACCATTTTTGATATTCAACAATCCATGACGGTGAACAACCGCCGCATGGTTGGACAACAGGTAGCGCGTTCGGGTTACATCACCGTTGCACAGTATTTAACTGCCGTGCCTTGGGTGTTTACTATCCAACCCCATGCCTACCTTTACTATCCGCAAGTTCGGGATGTAATCCAATCTATTGATAACAAAGATAGACAACTACCCGAAACCATTACTTTCAATAGTACAAATTTATCTTGGTTTACTGAAATGCGTGGCACGGCTACGGCGGCTACGCTAAACGGTGCGCCCGCGGCTAATACGCAAACGCTTGCCTTGACTTCTAACGGCACATTTAAAGCGGGCGATTTCATTATGATTAACGGGTACACCTACAAAGTGACCGCGGATAGCGCAGGTTCATCAGTAGGCATTAACCGCCCTCTGATTGGTACGCCATCATCAGGCACAACGGTTTATTTGGGTAATGCTTGTACATTTACCGTTGTTGCAGAATCTTGCCCAACCTATACACTTAACCCTATGACGGATGGCGCGTTTGTCCAATGGGATGCCCCGTTTGTTTTCCGTGAGTACATAACATGACAACTATCAATGCCGTAACTGGTTCACAAATCAATCATGCGGAATTTGTACGCTTGACCGTAGGCAATGCGGCAACGGTTTACACATTCTGCAACGCCGCCGCACCCATCACGGTTAGCGGCATTACTTTTGCAAACCTTGGCGCATTGCTAAGTGTTGGCGATGTTCAGCGCGACATCAAGGCAACATCGGATGACATGACAATTGCATTGACGGGCATTGACCCAACAAATGTAGGCATCATCTTAGGTAACGACATTAAAGGTTCGTTGGTAGAAGTTTGGCGCGGTTTCTTTGACAGTAACAACCAAATTATTACTACGCCTACAACCCAATTTTTTAAACGCTATCAAGGCATCATCAATAGCGTTTCAATCACCGAAGATTTTAATTCTGAAGCGAGAACACGCATTGCAACTTGTTCTATTTCTTGTTCATCAATGCGCCGCATTTTGGAAAACAGATTGTCGGGCGTAAAAACCAATACAAATAATTGGCAATTTATTTATCCTAACGATACTTCAATGAATCGGGTTGCAGAAATATCAAACCAATATTTTGATTTTGGTTCGCCCCCTATGACACAAACACAAGCAAGCGAAACAACAATTACACAAGATACAACTGTTTATGAAAACGGCAAAGTTATAGCATGATAAGACCCGCGACAAGATATGACATACCTAGACTGTTAGAAATTGTGGAGGCTTATGCTTATGAAAACCCTATTAAAAAACTTGGTGAATCAAATAATCACTTTCCCCGCTATGTTGAAGAACTATTGTTTAGCATCATTCAAGGGCGTGGGTTCATTTATATCGATTCGCATCTTAGGGGCGCGATTGTGGCTTACAAAACTTCTAACATTTGGTCGCCCAAAGTAAAAGAATTAAACGAATTATTGTGGTGGGTAGAACCTGAACATCGCAATGGAACGGTTGGTGGTCGCCTTTGGAAAGCGTTTGATGAACGCGCAAAGGAAATGTTAAAAACGGGCGATGTAGATTTTGTTTGCACTTCAATTTCTGCTAACGGCCCGTTAATTGATTACACGCGCAGGGGCTACAAAGCCCTTGGCGCAACTTTTGTTAGGGAATGAAATGGTTTCTACACTAATTGCTTATGTAGCAACAACTTTTAGCATAAGCGTTGCCGCGGCTACCTTTGCGGTTAACTTTGCGGTTTCATTTATTGTTACCCGTATGTTTGCGGATAACCCCGAAACTCAGCAAGATATGGGCGTTAGGCAACAAGTACCGCCAAGCGCGGTTAACGCTATTCCAATTGTTTACGGCAATGCCTACATGGGCGGCACATTTGTTGATGCGGTTCTGACAACCGACCAACGCAAAATGTATTATGTTTTGGCTATCTCTAGTATTAGCCCAAATGGTCAATTTGCCTTTGACCAAACCGATATGTATTTTGGTGATAGAAAAATTGGCTTTGACCCAAGCGAACAGGGAAAGGTAATTACGCTAACCGATGAAGCGGGAAATGTAGATACAAAAATTAGCGGCAATTTATTTATTTATTTGTTTACATCAAATCAAGCGGGAACAATTACGGCAATCAATAGTTCAGGCACATTGCCAAGCGGCATCATGGGCGGTGTAGATATTGCGGCAGGGCAAAGATGGCCCGCAAGCGGTCGCCAAATGAACGGTTTGGCATTTGCTATTGCGGTACTTAATTACAACCGCGATGCTGATACTACACAACTTTCACCCATTACATTTAAAGTAGCGCATACGCTAAACGGCACAGGCGTAGCCAAAGCGGGCGATGTTTGGTATGACTACATTACCAACGCGGTTTATGGCGGCGCGGTAGATGCCGCGTTTGTAAATAGCACAAGCGCAACCGCATTAAACGCGTATGGCGACCAACTAATTACATTTACTAATTCAAGCGGCGCACCATCTACGCAACCGCGCTACCGTATCAATGGCGTATTAGATGCAGGGCAATCGGTTCTTTCCAATGTTGACCGCATCGTTTCCGCTTGCGATTCTTGGATGACCTATAACGCCGCATTGGGTCAATGGTCAATTGTCATTAACAAATCCGAATCAACATCGTATGCGTTTGATGATGACAACATCATTGGTGAAATTCGCGTTAGTGCAACTGACATTACATCTTCAATTAACCAAGTTGAAGCAAGATTTCCGTTTAAAGAAAACCGCGACCAAGCCGCGTTTGTCAACATTGAAACACCTAGCGGGTTACTGTATCCCAACGAACCCGTTAACAAATATTCAATCACATACGATTTGGTTAACGATTCGGTGCAAGCAAATTACCTTGCCAATCGTTTATTGGAACAAGCCCGCGAAGATTTAATTGTTTCTTTTAGCACTACATATTACGGCATCCAAGTTGATGCGGGTGATGTAGTTAGCGTTACCAATACTGATTACGGTTGGAACGCAAAACTTTTCCGCGTGATGAAAGTTAACGAAGCATCTTTACCCGATGGTGGTTTGGGTGCGCGTTTAGAACTTAGCGAATACAACGCGCAAGTTTATGATGATTTTGATATAACGCAATTTACGCCCGTGGCTAATTCAAATTTGCCATCAGTAAGTTATTTTTCACCATTAGCCGCACCTACAGTTACGGGATTTCCAAGCGCAACAATTCCCTATATCAATGTTCAAGTTCTTGTTCCAACAACAGGGCGCGTAACATTTGGTAATTTGTTTTGGACTACAAGCGCAACGCCAACTGCCGCTGATTGGAAATTGGTTGCTAACGCATCTACAACTAATGGTCAACCCGTTACCAATGGTGCTTATTACACTTTTGCAAACATCACGCTAAACACGGGTACTTATTACTTTGCCTACAATGTTGGTAACGATGTAACAACATCAACATTAAGCCCAATCAGCGCGGCATTTTCTTGGTCGCCCGTTGGCGCGGCAACAGGCCCAACTGGTGCTACTGGCCCTACTGGTTCAGGCACTACGGGCGCAACGGGTTTAGCGGCTATTACGGCTTACCAACTACAAAGCCAAACAATCAATACGCCGCCATCATTTACAACGCCTACAAGCGGTTCTGCCGCGCCTAGCGGTTGGTCATTATCTGCGCCAACGGCAACGGTTGGTAATGTTGTTTGGTACATACAAGGCAAATACAATAGTTCCACAATTACGATTGATGGCGTTGCGCCAAACACTACCGCATGGACAGGGCCAGTAGCGGCAAGCATATTCCAAGATATTCGTTCGGACAATTGGAATGGTTCAAAACCGCCCGTTTTTGGAACTACAGGAACTTACGGTACTGCGGGTTACTACATTCAGCAAAGTACAGGCGATGTATTTTTTAACAATGGTATTTTCCGCGCCAACATCAATACAAACGGCGATGCAGTTTTTAAAGGTGATAACACAACAACAACAAACATTCCGATTTACGATAGTTTGTATTACATTGATTATTCGGTTTTTGGTGATGGAACAACTACCGCATCATTAGGTAATGTTCGTGCAGGGGTTCTTGGCACGGGTAATTCAAACGGAAGCATTGTTAACGCGGGCGTTATTGGGTACGCATCTAATCCCTCATTTGTTGTTGGTGGTGTTGGAGTTGGTGTTATTGGTTCGGGTTATAACATTGGCGGCTATTTTTCTACATACATAAGTTCAGGTGTCGCGCTTGTTTGCACGGCGGCATCATCGTCATATACCGCATTTCAAATTAACCAAGGCAAATTTGCTTGGGGTTCTTATTCAATACCGCAACCAACTGGTTCAACAACTACATTTCTACGCAATGACGGTACTTGGGCAACGCCATCAGGCGGTGGAAGCGGTACGGTTACTAGTGTTAGCGGAACGGGTACAGTATCAGGTTTAAGTTTATCGGGTACGGTTACAACTTCAGGAAACCTAACTTTGGGCGGCACTCTTTCTGTTACTCAATCAGATTTAATTGCATCTGCCCCATCATCTGCTTATTATTTAAGCGGTAGCGGTTGGAATTCTGTTAGTCCAATTATGACCGCGGCAATTACTAATAGTGGAACTGCAACTGTTTCGGGAAATAATTTAAACATTCTTGGGTCAACTTCTACGGGTATTGTTGGTGCTTATGTTGCAACATCAGGTTCAGGAAGCGTAGTAACAATTTCAGTAACAACAACAAGCCCATCAGATGTTCGGCTAAAAGAAGAAATTGCAAATAGCGATTTGGGGTTAGCATTTGTTAAGCAATTACGCCCCGTATCCTACAAACTTAAAGCCGATTCCAAGCATCAAAAAGGTTATGGTTTTATTGCTGATGAAGTTGAACAAATTATTGGCTTAGATTCATCATTGGTTTATTTTGAAGAAAACTGGCAAGTTGGCGAAGAAAAAGGGTTTAAAACCATTCATTATCCGTCATACATTGCCGTACTAACTAAAGCAATACAGGAACTTTCTGCCCAAGTTGAAGAACTTAAAAAACAGATTCCCAAAGTTTAATTTGCTTGATAAAATAGCCAAAAGACAATACACCATAACCGCGGGATGCGCGGATGTTCTAACTATGTTTAGGGAACGCTATGGCGACACTTTATTGGCTACGCTTGCCTGAGCATAGCAATATGTTTACTGAAGGCTATGTAGGCGTTGCCGAAGATATGGCAAAACGCCTTAGAAGCCATAAGCACAAATTTAAAGATTTGTGGCACAAAATTATTGTTCAACCGCTTGTCATTTCTACGCAAAATTATTGTTTTGAGTTAGAAGAAAAATTACGCCCTATTCGTAATATTGGTTGGAACAAATCTATTGGCGGCTATCGTAACAATGGTATGACCGCTGAACAAAACCCTAATTACGGCAAATTTGGGGAAGAAGCCCCGCATTTTGTTGGTTGGTATATTACTCCTTTGGGTAAATTTTCACGCCCTGATGATGCCGCAAAATTACATTTATGTAATAGAACTACAATTATTCGTAGATGTTGCGGAAGATATGTAAACGGTAAGTTTCTATCCCCAAAACAGGGATACGCATTTGAGCAGAAAGACAGGGTAGCATCATAGCCATCTTTAACAAAAATACCCTTGCACAAGTAAGCGGGTTCGACAACCCCATTCTTGCGGGCGAATTGGTATGGAATCAGAAAACCTATTGGAATCTGACGTTTACCAATTCTGCTAATGGCTTGCCCGTTAATTTGACAGGCGCAACGCTAGATGCCCAAATTGTTCGCCGTGAATTGTCAAACATCATTGATACCCGCAACGGTTTAACTTTTGACATTGCCGATTACAACCCCGCGCCCGCCGCAATCCCATTAACAATTACTAACATTGTTGCCGCCGCGGGTTCATGCACATTGGTAATTGATGCTAGTGCATGGTCGCTAATGAGTAACGACCCCGAATTAGAAATTAACGCCGTTGACCCCGTGGGTTACTCAGGTCGCGTTAAGGTAAGTTTTCCCGTATCGGGAACTACCCCTGCGGATGATTCCATTATTTTCTTGTTGTTCTTGGTGCGTAGCGATGGGGTTATTGTCCTATGAGCAACATTAAAGTTTCCGTTCAAGATGGCAACAATGTAAATCTACAAGTAACGCCGCAACCGCGCATTGATTTACGGATTGATAGGGCGATTAGCGGGGCTACAGGCCCTACAGGACCATCAGGAAGCGGCCCAACGGGTGCTACAGGCCCTACTGGTGCTACTGGTGCGCCAAGCACGGTGCAAGGCCCTACAGGGCCAACTGGCGCACAAGGTACACAAGGCATTCAAGGGCCAACAGGGGCGCAAGGGGTGCAAGGCATCCAAGGCGTTCAGGGTATCCAAGGCATCCAAGGCCCAACGGGGGCGCAAGGTGCTACAGGCGATACGGGCGCGACAGGCCCAACGGGGGCTAATGGGGCTAACGGCAGTACAGGACCAACGGGCGCGGTTGGCCCGACAGGGGCGCAAGGCGTTCAGGGTAATGCAGGGCCAACTGGCCCACAAGGTTTGCAGGGCAATGTTGGCGCACAAGGTCCAACAGGGCCAACGGGCGCACAAGGTGATGTAGGCCCAACGGGAAATAATGGCGCACAAGGTCCAACGGGTGCAACGGGTGCAGATAGCACGGTTGCAGGGCCAACTGGCCCAACTGGAACGCAAGGTACGCAAGGTAATGTCGGTCCGACAGGACCGCAGGGCATACAGGGCGTTCAAGGTGAACAAGGCATACAAGGCATTGCAGGGCCAACTGGTTCGCAGGGTATTCAAGGCGTGGTCGGGCCAACGGGCGCAACGGGTTTAACAGGACCTACGGGCGTGGCGGGTGCTAACGGACCTACTGGCCCAACGGGTGCTGATTCAACAGTAGCAGGGCCTACAGGGCCTACTGGCGCACAAGGCGCAGATGGTCAATCATCATCTTTTTACCAATACGATGCAGATACTACGCAAACATCAGGAACACCAACCGCGGGTCATGTGTATTGGAATAATGCAGTACAAATTTTAG